TACCAGCTCGTGCGCTCATTCTTCCCGGCGGCGCGCGCCATCCGCTACACACCGGAAATGAAGACCGCGATGGTGCTGAAAGCAAAAGACACCATTCGACGCGGGTGTCTGGAATATGACGCCGGTGCCACCGATATCACGCAGTCATTTATGGCTATCCGTAAAACCATGACCAGCAGCGGTCGCAGCTCAACCTATGAAGCCAGCCGCAGTGAAGAGGCCAGCCACGCGGATATCGCATGGGCGACCATGCACGCCCTGTTAAACGAACCGCTTTCCGCAGGGAGCGGGATGCACTCAACCTCAATTCTGGATATTAACTAAGATGAAAAAACGACAGAAGAAACCAGCCGCCATGACCGCCAGCGCACCCCAAAAAATGGAGGCGTTCACATTTGGTGAGCCCTCTCCGGTTCTGGATCGCCGCGACATCCTCGACTATGTCGAGTGTATTAATAACGGAAAATGGTACGAGCCGCCGGTCAATTTCTCGGGGCTGGCGAAAAGCCTGCGCGCCGCCGTACACCACAGCTCGCCGATTTACGTAAAACGTAATATTCTCACGAGCACCTACATCCCGCACCCGTTGCTGTCACGTCAGGATTTTAGCCGCCTTGTGCTCGATTATCTGGTCTTTGCCAATGGCTATCTTGAGAAGCGAATGAGCGTCACCGGCAAGCTTTTTAAACTGGAAACCTCCCCGGCCAAATACACCCGCCGTGGTGTCGAGGATGGCGTTTACTGGTACGTGTCGAACTACGCCCAGCCACACGAATTTGCACCCGGCTCGGTGTTCCATTTGCTTGAGCCTGATATCAATCAGGAGCTTTACGGGATGCCGGAATATCTGAGCGCGCTCAATTCCGCCTGGCTAAATGAGTCCGCCACGCTGTTTCGTCGCAAGTATTATCAGAACGGCGCGCACGCCGGGTACATCATGTATGTCACCGATGCGGCGCAAAGCAGCACCGACGTTGAGTCGCTGCGCTCCGCAATGCGTGATTCGAAGGGGCTCGGGAATTTCAAAAACCTGTTTTTCTACGCGCCCAACGGAAAACCGGACGGGATTAAGATTGTCCCGTTGAGTGAGGTCGCCACCAAGGATGACTTTTTCAATATCAAAAAGGTGAGCGCCGCTGACCTGCTCGATGCGCACCGCGTGCCGTTCCAGCTGATGGGAGGCAAGCCCGAGAATATCGGCTCAATGGGTGATGTCGAGAAGGTGGCAAAGGTGTTTGTGCGTAACGAGCTGTCACCACTGCAGGAGCGTTTTAAAGAGATTAACGACTGGCTCGGAATGGAGGTGATACGCTTTAAAGATTACAGCCTCGCAGAATAACCCCCGCCCAAAATGCCGCCTCCGGGCGGCATCATCTCAAAACACCTCAGACGCCCCACACGCGACGCAACCACTACCACAGCATCATCGCAGACCAGCGAAGCGACGGCGCAACCACGACGCCCTCAGGCGCATTAAATTAAATGTCGTCACCACCGCTGGCGCGCAATGCTTTCCCCGCCACGCCTGCCCGCTTTATGGGTCGCTTTTAATGCAGGTGCATCAGCTGCCCTGAGCCGCGCCAGCGCTGGCGCTCGCTGGCAAATCATGCCCTTAAAAATGAATGCAAACTCATGCACCTAATGCACGCATCACTAAAAAAGCGGAAAATTCACGTCAAATTCATCACTTTTGGCCTCGACGTGCGTCACCGTCATCAGATAAGCCAGCCCCTCGCTCAATGACACTGGTCGCCAAAAATCCATCATATAAACATCGTCGTAAGTGCGGCCTAACCAATAGCCTCCGCCGCACTCCTTAGGGCGCTGAAAAAACACCCATCCACCCGGTCGATAATTCTCCAGCATCTCATCCCGATAGACCACCTGATAATTTACGTCTTTGCCGCCCATATCGACCTCAATTAAAAAACTACTGTATTTGCATACAGTAGTTTTAGCATATAACGGCGGTGATTTCTAACGCCTCGCGAAGCGAGTTGTTTAACCCCGCCAGTCCAGAAACAAGTTTCAGAACCGGCGGCGTTTACGGTCTCCGGGGCGGTGGCTGGATCACATCTAATTTCGGATTGCTGATGTCGTGATATTTGCGGTGATTATCCCTGACGACACCGGCGCACCCGACCAGCTCGTCAGGGGTCAGATTCTCGTTAATCATGATTTGCTGCAGGCGATGCACGACGGCCATCAGCTTGACACTTTTCGTGGTGTGTACCGGCGGCACTGGCATCATTCGCGGATAAGTCATTTTAACCACCCATTTGCTTTAGCATTTGCGACAAGCTCGTCTGAATATTGCCAGACACCATCATCAGCGACGAAAGCCCCACCCGAAACACCGTTAAGTGTTTCATATCCAATAGCGAGACCTAATGGGTGCAAAATTTCGTGATTGATTCTGAAAACCAGCCCCTTCTCGCTTAGTTCTTTCCAGTTCAATAACGACAGGCCGCTAGGTTCATCCGTGGCTAGTAACTGGATGCTCAACATCACATAGTTTCCCACCCACACCGTTAAATCAGTAACGTCTGTTACCCTTACTGATATGCGTTGCCCGGTGTATCCGTTTTCAGGCTCCCATTCATGCAACCTGAGGATATCGCCGCACGCATAATCTCGGTCATTGAGACGAAATTCAGCGCGTTTTTCCTCGTATTTCACAGCCTTAAAATGCTCAGGTGCAATTTTTAACTCATGTATTTTGCTCATTTTTACCATTCCTCAGACATTGAAAACCCCGGCCACAAATCAGTAGCCGCATACTTAAATTTTTTATCGCCATAAATCACCGTTGCCCCACGCGTCAGCGCGTCGAGCTCCCACCGTTCCGGGGTAATACCTTCCTGTGCTAAATCGAAACGAATTTTTGCCACGCGATCCCGTTCGGCTCGGGTCATCCTGGCTGATGGCGCTTGCTCGCTCGTTTTGAGCGGAGCCGCATTTCTTTGCTGACGATTTTTGCGGGGCGCGCCCTCTTTTGACGCCGCTCTGAGTACCCTCATCACGTCGGGCTCATCCCACCCAATGACGCCCTTATCAATCAGATTTAACACCGCTGCGGCTTGCTCAGACGGTGTGGGTGTCATAACTGGATCACCACCGGCGGTGAGCTTTCCACAGTTATTGACAGGACTCCGAGGCGCGGCAGAGCCGCTTTTTAAGGTCAAAGGCTCAACGGCCAAAACCTTTGGAACGATGCGCCAGTCTGCGGACCGCGTTACATGGATATGACCCGCGCCGAGGTGAGGGGCATAAATACCGACCACTCTCTCGATATCTTCCTCGTATTCGTTGACCTCATCCGCCACCTTACGAGCGACCCTGACGGCCTGAGCATCACGCGGCATATTTGCACCGCCTTGCGCGATGATATACAGGTCAAAATCGCCCTTATCTGCAGCCGCTCGCGCAGCTTCGACACGGTCGTCAAACTCGCTGGCGATACTCACCCCGCGCGGCAGTTTGCGCAGTTCGCGATAAGCGCCCATTGTCGGGAGGCCAATCGGTTTAAACTGAGGGATGCGCCATGTTGACGCCCATGCGGTCACGGCTGCAGCCGTGTCTTTCAGTGGCTTGCCGGTGTCGTGGTCGAGCTGGCCGTCGAGCGCATAGCCGTCGATATTTTTGGCAATGTATTTGGCGATATAACCCGCTGCACCGCCCTGATTAAGGTGACGTGACTCAAAGCGCTGTTTTGCCGCGCCCTTTTCGTGTCCGTCCTCTTTTAGGGCATAACGACGCATAATTTCGTTAATGGCTTTACGCTGACCGGGTTTGCAAAACAGCATCATGTGCCAGTGAGGCGTTCCGTCGTGGTGCGGCTCGACAACGCGCATCCCGTAAACCTCTAAATCGTTATCTTTGAACGCGGTACGCATCAGGCTCCAGATTCGGCACAGATAGCGCTGGCCGTCCTTTGGTGTGAATGCGCTTTCGTTCCAGCCGTGATTGAGCTGTACCGTTTTGCTTTCGCCTTTGCCGACCTGTCGGGTCGGGTGATACTTCGACGGCGTGGTCAGCGTGATAAACATCCCCACGTCACCAACGCTGGCCGCGTAGCGCTCAATCCCAGCGATAGTATTCATCAGCTCCATACGACGAATTTCAGGGTTTGAGATGCTCCCCATGACCTTGCTGATGAGGTCGATACGTTCGCCGGTGACTTTGTTTTCCAGCTCGCAGGATTTGAGGTATTCGAGATTAGCCAGGCGGCGCGCGTGAACATCGCGGATCGCCCTTTTGCTTGCGTAAGGTGAACGGTCTTTATTGACCTCACCGGCAGCGATGAGCAGTGCCTCACACCAGCGCATTCGCTGCGCCTTGAGCTGGTTCACCCACCACTCATCTTTTATCAGACGAGAAATAGCGGAAAACGCCTGTCGGATCGTCATCTGACCCTTACGGTATTTTTTCCAGTACATCGGGGTAATGTTAAATGCGCGTGCGACACCGGCCACCTGTCCGTATAAATGCGCCTGCGCTTCATCGGTGAAGAGTGTCTCTTTACCGCCGTGAGCCTCCGCCCATGCGTCGCTTAATTCCTCGTATTTACTCCAGAGCTGCGATGCAATTTTGGCCGAGAATCTTCTGAGCTCTTTGTCATTCATATCAGGCAGGCGCGCATACTGGTCGCGCTCGGACAAAAAGCCAATCGAGGCGGATTCATTCATCCCGCATAATTCGTTTACGCGCTCAAGACGCGGCAGAAGTTTCCGCTCAAACGTGTTTTTGAGGAAATACAGCCCACCTAAAGGGCTTTTTGTGCGACGAACAAAGTTATAACGCGAGGTAAACAGCGTTTGCAGGAAAAACGGCAGGCGGTCAATCCGGTTTAAAACACCTTGCACCTGACGGAGTTCGGCACGTGTAAGGGGTCTGTCGCGGCCAATGGCCTCGTGGGGTTTATTCCAGGGATACGCACCGACGAACGTGTCACCGGTGCTTTTTTTTAGCGGGGGGAGTGGCAATGTGGTGACGCGACCACGACTTAAAGCCGTCACGATGCGCCCCCTAAACGTATAGAATTCCTTTCAGAAACAGACTCTACAAAAGCCTTAATAAATTCAGCTGCAAGAGGCGGGACTATGGCATTGCCAAAACCGCGCACTCGCCCCACTCTTGCGGATACCCCATTAAGAGCATCGCCATATCCGGGAGGTAACATTCTAACTTGACCATCTGCTCCCTCGTCGGGCTCCCATTCAGACCAAAAGTGTGAAGCCACATTTGCCGGTAGAGAGTATCGTTTCTCATCCTCCCATCCTTTCTGTAAAAGGAATTGCTCAGATTCCCTAAATCCTTCCCAGCACGAGCTGTCACTGTTGCCCACGGTCGCACCGAAACAGATTCTTTCTCTCTTGTGGTACGCGCCGACGCCAGAAGCAGGCAATACCGCCGATGCGCAGGCGTAATTTTCTTTTTCCAACTCATCGAATAAATCATCGAGCCAGAATTTATTAATCGCTGCTCTAACTTGCTCTCCAAACAGGATTGAAGGGCGGCACTTGATGACGAGCCTGACGAACGTAGGCGCGAGGTGACGGGAGTCGTTTTGAGCGAGCTGTTTTCCTGCAGTGCTGAATGGTTGACAAGGTGGGCTACCTGTCCAGCATGGGAAATTATCGGGAATTCCTGCGAGTCGCAGGGCATACGACCATCCGCCGATACCTGCAAAAAAGTGGCACTGTTTAAACCCTTTGAGGTCTGAGGGGCTAACATCTGTGATACTCCTTTCATCGACTACACCTGGCGCTATAAGCCCTGAATAAATGAGATTCCGAAGCCATTGCGCCGCGAAGGGATCGAATTCGTTGTAATAGGCGGTCACAGGTTCTGACCTGCAGCTAAAAATGCATCCAGACACTTTTGACCCAATAGCTCGACCTGCCTTTCTAATTCAATAAATTGACGAGCATCACCGGTCAGAATGTTATGCAGCACGAGACCGGAAACGAGCTTGCTGATTGTTGGGTAAAAACCCACGGTATCGAGCCACTCTTTACCGGCATTTTTTCCAGACTTAGCGATTTTCTTTTCCTGTAAAATAAACTGGAATTGATCGCTAGTAATTACGAACTTATTATCGATAACGATATTAATGCTCATACAATCCCTTATTAATTTATTGCTGATTCAAAATTGAATTGTGAAGCCTTTCGGATTCCTGCCCCAACAGCTCGATGATTTCCGTGCGGTTCATTTCAGACTTGCATATGTGAGCTATCAGAGAATCAAGTGAAGACGCGAAACGGGTCGCGGTGACTAGCTGCGCCTCAACTGCGGCCTGAGCCAGCAGAGCTTTGATGTTGCTGCGAGGTACTGATATTTGTTTATTCATTTACCCGACTCCAGACAAAAAGATGTCCCACGCATTCAAGCGCGTTAATTCTTTATCTAGTTAATTAATGTAAATACTGCTCAGGTTTCACCGAGGTTAAAATAGTTGGGGCATATTCAAACAAGCTGAATAATTCACGCAGCGCACGAAATAACTTCTCACGCCAAGAGCAAGAATCATCATTAACTCGCCAGTAAGGCTGATTAAATTCATTCTCAGTTAATCCAGCATGAAGGAATAAAGTGCGGCGCTGGCTGACCGTCAGGAAACTAATATAAGCCGTTTCACTTGCACCAATCTGACGACGTTTAGAAAACGCACCGCGCAGCTCGTCAATCGCACAGGCCAGACGCTCGCGATCCACATCGTTCATTTCTTCAAAACGCATGGTCGCGTGACGCTGTTTCAGTTGAGCATGAAAACAGACCGTCAGGCGGTCACGTTCCATCATCTGATTGTAAAAATCGCAGGAGTCATGCCAGCGCGGTTCTGCAAGATGCTTGCCGATTACTACGCGCAGAGCTGCAGGTTGTTTTTGTACTAAATCAAGAGTCATCACAGCCATTTTGACACCTCTCTGATTTTCATGATGCGCTTAACAACGACTGACAAAATGCCAGGCTTACGGGTGCGGATGATGATGCCCCGGCGTCCCCGTCCGTGGGTGATGGTGAAATTAATCGGGGCCGGGCTCTCATTACGGAGTAACTGAGCTATGCAGCGAGGTTCTTTCATAATTGTCCCCCTATGCCGCAGCGCGGCTACGGCCACGGCCTGATTTTGCGTAGCTAATACGGTTTTTCCAATCGTGCCACTCGGTCGGAGCCTCTTCGACAAGTTGCGCGGCATATTTGTCCCACTCACGCCGATTAATCCATAACTCAGCATGACCGCCCGGCTTTAATGGGTCAGCCATGTAAAAAGCAGGCAGCTTGCCAGACTTTGCCATTTCAGCGACTGCACGCGGCGTTTTGCCGATATACAGAGCAAATCCCTCTTTCGATAAGAGATCAGATGGATGTTCAGAGATACGTACACTCTTTTGCTTAGTTGAGCTTTCAGCTCCAGCCTCATCGCTACTTAAACAAGAAATTTCTACATCAGGCGTCAATTTGCTATCCTCCATAAGATTTGCAATTCACCAACTAGAGCTATTCTGAGTCAAATTGAGTGAATTGCGCATTGCCAACTGACCATATAATTGGAGATTAGCAAATTTATGTCAAGTGAACAAAGCGAGAAGTTAAAGCTCATTCGTGAGTCTGAAAGGCTTAAAACGAAGGAAATAGCTGAATTAATTGGAATTAATTACTACACGTATCACGGTTATGAGTCTGGAAAATCCAAGATGCCGATGGATGCAGGTATGAAGCTCTTTAAGCACCCACGTTTTCGCAAATACCGTGATTGGTTCATGTTTGATGAGGTTGACCCAGCATCCGGACAGATAGCTCCGGCTCTCGCACACTTTGGGCAAGCCGAAACAACCTCGCAGCACTCAGACAAAAAGATTGGCTAACTCTTTACCGCCATTACATGCACATAAAATGCCTGTTATTAGTGGAGAAGTACCAGCAACAAACAGGTAAGACCTGTAACAGAATTAAACAAAACGTAAGTCGGAGGGTTTCATGAGTATCAAGAAACTCGATGATGGTCGCTATGAAGTGGACGTTAGGCCGCAGGGTGCAGACGGAAAACGCATCAGGCGCAAATTTAATACAAAAGGTGAGGCTCAATCTTTCGAACGTCATTTACTGGTTAACTACCACAACAAAGAGTGGCTAGAAAAACCAGCAGACCGCCGAACATTGAAAGAGCTGTTAGACCGGTGGTGGATTTACCACGGTAGAACGCATGAACGCGGAGAAATTGAGCGAGGGAGATTGACGACGATTGTCGCCAAGTTTGCCGAAATCGGGGTTTCCCGAGCTGACCAGCTAACAAGGAAAACCATAACTGATTATCGCGTGGTAATGATGAACGAAGGTTTAAAACCGGCGAGCGTTAATCGACATTTGGCAATTATGAGCGGAGTGTTTACCAAGTTAATTGATGCAGGTGAATATCACTCCAACAATCCATTCAGGGAGGTCAAGCCGCTGCGCGAGGCCATTACTGAAATGTCATTCTTGTCACAGGAAGAGATAACGGTACTGCTTTCACGTCTCGATGGGGATGAATTAAACGCAACTCTCGTCTGCCTTTCCACCGGTGGCCGTTGGGGCGAAGTATCAGGTTTGAAAGCGGAGCACATCATCAATCAGATGGTTACGTTTATGAAAACAAAAAACGGAAAGCGACGGACAATCCCCGTTTCACACGAGCTGATAAAACGGATCAAGACTAAAAGCTCAGGCAGGCTCTTTAATGCAAGTTACTACAAAGTACGTAACGCCTTGAAAGAGGTTAAACCCGATTTACCAGACGGACAGGCAGTACATGTTTTGAGGCATACATTTGCCACACATTTTATAATGAATGGAGGTAACATAATCACATTGCAACGCATCTTAGGTCATTCGAACATTCAGCAAACTATGACCTATGCACACTTTGCACCGGATTTCCTGCAAGATGCAGTGTCTTTAAACCCGGTGTCAGGAATGTCCATAATGCGTCCATAA